CAATGACTGGCGTTCAGAGCAAGCCAAGCGCATACTCTCAAGCAATGAGAGGGTTATCGTATTCTACAATTACAACTATGAACTCGATCGAATCCTTGCAGTTTCAGAGAGCCTTGGACTGCCTACGGCGCAATGGAATGGACATCGGCACGATGCTATACCAGCAGAATCTCGATGGGTCTATATCTGTCAGTACACCTCGGCAGCAGAGGGATGGAACTGTACTAGTACCGATACGGTTCTCTTCTGGTCCCTCAACTATTCCTGGAGAGTGACGGAGCAGTGTGAGGGTCGGATCGACCGACTGAACACGCCATATTCTCGATTGAAGTACTACTTTCTTGAGTCGGATTCGTCGATCGACAAGGCTGTTCGGCGGTCATTGAGCTCGAAGAAGGTGTTCAACGAGAGGGCATTCGTCGGTTAGAATACGTGTGACGGTGGGTCGGGAGAGTGGTCACTTTTTATTTGGTGGCCATTTTTCCGTCACACTGGCCATTTTTTCATGTTACAGAAGTGACAGATGATACTCATCACACGTATTGTGGACAAAAAAGTGGACACTTAGGTGTCACACGTATTGTGGACTTTTCCTTGGAATTGCAACGAAAGGTCACAAAGTGGCCATTTTTTGTAAAATATATATATTGATTGATTGATTGATTTTTTAATATATATATGAGTATAGGGTTTTTTGGGTATTTTTTGTCCACCCCTTCCTTGAGGCTGTTTGATGATGTTTGACGATGTTTATCGATCGAATTTTCACATTAGTCACATCTGTAACAAAACCCCATCCAATCTAAGGATACCCCCTCTACAATACGTGTGACACCCCTTGTCGCAATCTACGCATATAATGATAAGAAGGATAGAAACAAGCCTATCCCTTCTTATAGGCTTACCCAGAGGAGCACACTATGCGTGAGTCACAATTCCAAGCACAGCTCATCAAGAAGCTGAACAAGATGCTTCCGGGGATCATCATTCTGAAAAATGATCCCAACTACATTCAAGGTATACCCGATCTGATTCTTCTCTACAAGAATCGTTGGGCAGCCCTTGAGGTGAAGCGAGGCGCCATTGCCTCAGTCCGTCCGAATCAAGCACACTATGTTCGGACCATGCATGCTATGTCGTATGCCGCATTCATCTACCCTGAGAACGAGAGCGAGATCCTCAGTGAAGTTCAACAATCACTCACAGCTTAATGGAGCCCACGCATTCCTTTCTGCCAGTAAGTATCACTGGCTCAACTACTCTCCAGACAAACTGATCGAGACCTTCCGAACCGCCCAGGCTGCCGCAAAGGGAACCCGTCTTCATGAGCTCGCCGCTGAGCACATTCGGTTGAAGATGCGCATGCCTCGAAACAAGGTGACATTCAACAACTATGTTAACGATGCTATTGGGTTTCGGATGGAGCCGGAGCAAGTCCTGTTTTACTCGGTCAACTGCTTTGGCACTGCTGACGCTATCTCCTTTGACAAGGGCCTGCTTCGCATCCACGATCTGAAGACTGGCGTTCACCCCGCCAAGATTGATCAGCTCATGATCTACGCGGCACTCTTCTGCCTCGAGTATGATGAGCGTCCTGGGGCTATCAACTATGAGCTCCGTATCTACCAGAATGACGATATTCAGGTAGCAAACCCGGAGGGCGACGACATCGCCCCTATCATGGACACCATCATCCAATTCGACAAGCTTATTGAGAAGATCAAGGAAGAGGAGGCCTAATGGATCTCGCTCACTATGGTGTTAAGCGTAAGTCTGGACGTTACCCCTGGGGTTCCGGAAAGGACCCGCATCAGCACTCGGGCGACCTCCTCTCCACCATCAAGGATCTGAAGGCGAAGGGTCTCTCCGAGACTGAGATCGCCAAGGGCCTTGGAATGACTACCACCCAGCTTCGAGCCCAGAAGTCCATTGCCAAGAACGAGAAGCGTAAGGCTGACGTTGCAATGGTGGCCCGGCTCAAGGAAAAGGGTATGTCCAACACGGCCATTGGTCGTCGAATGGGCATCAACGAGTCCTCCGTTCGAGCGCTTTTAGACCCCACCCTCAAAGAAAGGGCGGGGAGTACTGAAGCGCTGGCTAAGGAGCTCAAGAAGCAGGTCGGTAAGGACGGTCTACTTGACGTCGGACTCGGCGTTGAGGTCAACATGGGCGTTACGAGCACCAAGATGAAGACCGCCACCGCCATGCTCGAGGCCGAGGGCTATCACGTCCACAAGGTGAAGGTCCAGCAGCAGACGACTGGTAAGTTCACCGAAATGAAGGTCCTGGTGCCTCCGGGCATGGACTACAAGACGGTTCTGGCCAAGCGGGGCGAAATTAAGGCCCCCGGGGTCAATATTGAGGACCGGGGTCATACGGTATACGGTATCGAGAAGCCCACTGCAGTTTCTAGCAAGCGACTTAAGGTTCGCTATGGAAACGAGGGTGGTACCGATATGGACGGTGTCATTGAGGTTAGACGTGGAGTCAAAGACCTCTCCCTCGGTTCTTCCAACTATGCCCAGGTTCGAATCAGTGTTGACGGTACGCACTATCTCAAGGGTATGGCGATGTACTCGGATGACATCCCCAAGGGATATGATCTCCGGTTCAACACGAACAAGAACCCGACCGGAAACAAACTGGATGCCCTTAAGAAGCAGACAGGTGACCCGGCGAACCCATTCGGTTCAGTAATCCGCAAGCAGCTTCACTACACCGACTCGAATGGTCGGAAGAAGCTCTCTGCGATGAACATCGTTAATGACGAAGGTACTTGGGGTGATTGGTCTAAGACCTTGAGCTCACAGTTCCTTTCGAAGCAGCCCGTCTCTCTTGCTAAGCAGCAGCTTCAGAAGGTACGAGACAAGCGCCGGGCAGAGTTCGAAGAGATTATGGCTCTTACGAACCCCTCGGTCAAGAAGAAGCTGCTTCAGTCGTTTGCCGACTCTGTTGACTCCGATGCCGTCGATCTTAAGGCGGCAGCTCTACCTCGGCAGGCCAGTCAGGTAATCCTTCCAGTCCCCAAGATGAAGACCACAGAGGTTTACGCCCCCAACTTCAAACATGGGGAGAAAGTTGTTCTTGTTCGTCACCCTCACGGTGGACGATTCGAGATTCCTGAGCTGACAGTCAACAACAAAAACCCCCATGCCAGAAAAGCAATAGGGACCAAGGTTAAGGATGCAATCGGAATCCACCCTAAGGTGGCGGAGCGTCTGTCTGGTGCAGACTTCGACGGAGACTCTGTTCTATGTATTCCAAACAATAGCGGAAAGGTGAAGACCTCTCCTGCTCTGAAGGGCCTGAAGGATTTCGATCCCAAGGTTATGTATCCTGCCTACCCCGGAATGACGCCCATGACTTCTAAGCAGAAGCAGATGAAGATGGGTGAGGTCTCAAACCTGATCACTGATATGACTATCGGTGGTGCAAACCAGGCTGAGATTGCCCGGGCCGTTAGGCACTCCATGGTTGTGATTGACGCTGAGAAGCACAAGCTCAACTACAAGCAGTCCGAGATTGACAACGGTATTGCCGCCCTCAAGAAGAAATACCAGGGTAAGGCAAATGCCGGGGCTTCCACTCTCATCAGCCGTGCCTCATCTGAGAAACGGGTTCCTGAAAGAAAAGCCCGGTCCGCTTCAAAGGGTGGGCCCATTGACAAGAAGACTGGACGCAAGGTCTATGAAGAGACTGGGGCTACTTATGTGGACAAGCATGGTAAGACTGTGCTTCGTACTGAGAAGTCCACTAAGTTGGCCGAGACCCATGATGCATACTCCCTTGTTTCAAAGAATGGGAGTGCTATTGAAACGGTCTATGCCAATCACTCTAACGAACTGAAGGCTATGGCTAACGAAGCCCGTAAGGCTACGCTTGCTATCCCCTCTGTTCGAAAGAACCCCCAGGCCGCAAAGACCTATGCCCCTGAAGTTAAATCCCTCAAGGCCAAAGTAAACGAGGCCCTCCGGAATAAACCCAGGGAAAGACAGGCTCAGGTCCTAGCTGACGCAGTCATTAGGGCTAAGAAGCAAGCTGATCCAACTCTTGCCAATGATAAAGAGCGTCTCCAGAAAGCCCGGCGCCAGGCTTTAGCCGAGGCCCGTCAAAGAACGGGGGCTGGTAAGAAGCCTTTCGCTATCACTCCTCGAGAGTGGCAGGCTATCCAGGAAGGTGCTGTCTCACAGGCTGCTCTCAACAAGGTTCTTGAACTTGCTGATGAATCAGTAGTAAGGGAACTGGCTACACCTAGGTCGCAGCCTAAGGTATCGTCTAGCATGGTGTCCAGAGCCAAGGCTATGAGTAGTAGAGGTAAGACTGCTGCTGAGATTGCTGAAGCTTTGGGAATCTCTACAACATCTGTTC